CCTCCCCTGGGCCTGCGACGTCGAGCCCGGCCACGACGGGGCCTCCGTCAGGTCGGTAGGCCGCGGTGCGGGTCCCTGCCTCGAGCAGCCAACGCCGCTCGAGCAGCTGGTACGGGTCGGCAGACAACCCGATGGTGAAGTCGCCGTAGAGCATCTGCGACCGCAGCGGCTCGGGCATGCCCTGGAGGGTGGCGGCATACCCCGTCGCCTCGAGATACGGATTGTCGGCGAGTCGAGCGGGCAGGAAGGTCCGCGATTTCGGATAGATCGTCTCGCCGTTGTGGCGGAAGGGCTCGCCAGACTCGACCTCCACGTCCTGGCCGTCGACGACGCCGTACCAGCGCAGCTCGCCTGGTTCCGCGGGGTGGGCGTGCGTCTCGTCAAGCCACGGTCCCCAGTAGCGAATCACCCACTCGCCCTCGGCGGAGGTCGGCGGGTTGCCCGCCGCGACGACGCGGACTCGTTCGCCTGGCACGGTAGACCTGGCCCAGCCGATCAGGAAGCGGTACTGCGACTCGGTGAACTGCGGAAGCTCATCGAACAGTTTCGCCGCGTGCGGCCGGCCCTGGTACTTCGACTTGTCCCACTCGTGCTCGACGGCCCCGAACTCAATGAACCGATCGTCGTCGAACCGCCAGACGGCCTCCTGGCCGTTGAACCGCCCGAGTCTGCCGATGACGTGGCGCGACCGCTCGATGATGCCGCGGAGCTGACGGAACTCCCGGCGGAAGATGATCGCCGAGCGGTGCTGGGTCAGCGCCAACCCGAGCAGCAGGTCGGTCTTCCCGCCACCAGCAGCTCCCCCGTAGAACAGCTCGTCAGCCTGGCTCTCAAGCGCGCGACTCTGGGGGCCTGGCAGCGGCGTCCAGGCGGGGGCGGTCGGGGGTGCCACGGGGACGCACGACTCGACGAAGCGGCGGGTCCGCGCTAAGACGATCGCGGCCTCAGCCGCGCTAACGGCCGCGGCCACCGCGCAGCTCCGCCAGCACCTGCTCCGCCTCCTGGACCGCGAGGGCCTCGTCCTCGGCGGAGAGGCCAGCGCGGCGCGCCAGGTCGCGGACCGAACTGATGATCTCGACGCGGTCCCGCTTGCCCCAGTCATCCGAGCGTCGGCGCTCGAGCCACCAGGCTGAGGCTTGCCAGGTGCCACCCTCCGAGGCGGCTTTGATGGTGGCGACGTGGGCCAGCTCGGCCTCGGCCTCGGCCTTTTCTACGGCCTCGACAAAACCGTCAAAACGTGCCATCCAGCGCTCGAAGGTGCGCTGGGTAATACCTGCCGAGGCCGCCGACGCGAGGCGGGTGTTCCCCGCGGCCAGGGCCGCGGCGATCTGCTGCGCCCGCTCGGGCGTGTACTTCGTCGGCCTCGCCACATGACCTCCTACGGCGGCGACGGGATCACCGATCCCAGCAGTCGGACGACAAGAATCAGGAGCAACAGGCCGCCAATGGCCCAGATGATCCAGGAGTAGGCGGCAGCCGGCGGCGCGAACGTCGCCAGGATCCGCACCACAATCCAGCAGACAACGGCAATGATGAGGGCGTAGACCAGGAGCCACATGAGATGGATCAGGATAGACTCCAAGTCACCTCCCAGCGCTACGCTGCTCGCGATGGTACCACTTCAGCCCATTTCGTGCGCATCAGGTGGGACCACCTGGCGTGCCTGGAGCGCCGCTCTCGCCTCGTCGCGCTCACGGCGGGCCTGGTCGCGCTGGTGGCGGAAGGCGGCCATCTCGCCGTTCGACGTTGCCAGCCGTCCGAGCACGGCGTCACGCTGCTGCTCGGCATCGACGGCTCGAGCATCGGCGGCACGCCAGCGTGCGTGCTCTCGAGCCAGATCCTCGGTCCCGCGCTCCTGAGCTGCCGCCAGCTCGCCCTCGAGCCGGACGGCCCAGCGCCGGGCATCGTCGCGCTCGGCCTCCAGAAGCTGCAGGATATTCACCCGCTCAATGTCGGCCATGTCTCTCCCTCGCCAGGTCGTCCAGGTACCAGCGGAGTACGGCGTCGGCGATGCGCCGCTGACGCCGGGCGCGGGCGACAGCGATCCACTCGGCGAGCCCGAGCGCCGCCGCCGACGCCGCCAGGCCGAGCGCAATGGTCAGCACCACTGAGTCCGTCATAGATCCACTCCGCTCAGCCTGAGCGCCAGCCGTGCCAGCCGGGGCTCGAGCTCGGAGCAGGCGTCGGCCAGCGCTTCGGAGCAGCGTACGCGCTGCTGCCAGCCGTTGCGCTCGGCCGGCCAGCGCCACCACTGCTCGCCGAGAAGCGCGACGTAGTGATGGCCGTCCGGATCGAGATAGACCAGCGTGTCGCCCGTGATCATCGTGCAATGCCCGCGGAGCTGAGCCCATCGGCCAGGAAGATCGGCGCTGCTCCCGACACCCGATCGCGCTCGTCTCGCAACGCGCTGCGAGCCTGGCACGGCGGACAGTCACCGCAGTCGACCGGAATCCAGAGCAGCGGATCACGTGGATCGAGCGCCTGGCGGATCGGGCTGTGGCACGGCTTCGTCGTCTCCCAGCCTTCCTCGGTCTCCCGCAGGACTTCGATCGGGCCGCCAGCCAGGTCGACGGGCTCGCCGACATGGAAGTACGCGGGCAGCGCCTGAACCTCGGCAACCGTCAGCGCGCGGTGCAAGCACATGGTCACGTTCATCCGGAACAGGCGCTCTCGCGCCGGATTCCCGGCCGGACCCAGGAGCCGTAGGAGGTTCGCTTCCATATCGTCACGGGTCTTTCGTTCCCAGAGCTGCGTCGAGATCGACTTGTTTCTCACGATCAACGATCGGCGAGACACGCTCGCCAGCCATACGGGGGAGCCCCGCATGGCGTCGCTTCAACGGTTGACCGAGAGCGCCAGCGCGACGCCACCAGGGAGCTCGATCTTCGGGAGGCTCTCCTGGTTCGCCCTGACTACGGGCTTGCGCAGCGCTGCAGCCCTGGCGTCCGCGAACATGCGGTCCAGTCGGCTCACGATCGGTCCTCCAGGCGTCGGTAGTCGCCAGCGATGACGGCGACTGCTGTCTGCGCCACCAGCATAGCTGTGTCCTCGTCGAGCGCGTGCCACGGCCAGTAGCCGGCCGCGATCAGGAGCAGCGTTGCGTCGTCGGCGTCGAGCTCGAGCGCGTCGGCGAGCTTCTCGACCGTCGCTCTGCCTGGCAGACGTGTGCCCGCCTCCAGGCGGTTGATGAGCGCAGGGTCGAGCCCAGCCCTGCGCGCCAGCTCGTTCTGGGACATCGTCGTCTGCGTCGTCCAGCGAGCGATGCCGCCCTGCCTCCGCTCCCGCTCCCGCGCGACCGTGACCAGCGTCGCCGTCCGCAGCCGGCAGAGCAACGCGCCGAACGCCGCAGCCTCGGGGTCAGGGACGGCTCGGAGTCGCCGGCTCTGCATCGCGGTCACCTCAGCAGCTTCACGAGGGATTCCCACTGCCGCGGACGGATCACGTACGCCTCCTGGCCGCAGGCGCGGAGGTCCTCGAGCATGGCGCGCTGCGCCTGGGTCACGGTCCCGCGATCCGACTTCAGCTCGAGCCACAGGATTCTGGGCCGGCGTATGAGCAAGAGATCCGGGTAGCCCGCATCGTTGCGTGGCAGTCGCCGCTCGGCCCCGCAGGTGGCGCAGCGCCGCGGAGCGTTCGTCGCTCGGTCGTGGCGCACCCGCCACCCGAGCATCTCGGCCACCTCGACGACCTGCTTCTGGAAGGACGCCTCGGTCTGGCGTAGCGGCGTGTCGAGGAAGGTCACGGCTACTGCCCGACCGCCTTCGGCGGTGATGCCAGGAACTCCTCGACCGACAGGCCGAGCACTGCGCACGCCTCGGCCACGTTCTTGGCGTGCTTCACCCGATCCTTGAGCGCCAGTCCGCGCCGCATGCCGGCGATCTTCTCGTCCGCGACGTTGCGCTGAGCGACCGCTGCCTGAATGATCGTCGCCAGCACATCCCAATCCACGGCCCACCAGATCTCAGGCTGCCAAGCGAAGACGACGCCATCCCGCTCGTAGACGCGCACGCGATGCGACCGTACGTCGGAGATGAAGGCGCTACGGCCCCCAAGGTTCACGAGCGAGCCCTGTTCACGGGCCCGCTCCTTGCCCCAGATGTCAAGGCGCTCGATGAGGAGCGTCTTCATGGTGCGCTCGGCCCACTCCCCACCCGCCGCGAGCGCGGCCGTCTTCTCCAGGTCGGGATAGACGGTGGCCCCAACCCTGCCGTGACCGGCCTTCAGCGCGTTGTCCACCAGGACATTGAGCTCAGACTGGTCCTCCACGCTCAGCTGGGTAATCGTCTTTCGCGGCCGCTGCGCACCTGGCATGGATTCACCCTCCAACCACACGTAAGCCCTGCTGCATCGCGCCTTCCCAGGCATCGATCCGCGCCCGTAACGCCGCTGCAAAGTGCTGAAAGTCGCTCCAGTCGTTCCGATCGAGCACCTCGACGGTGAGCGCGATGTCCAGCGTCATGAAGCCCTGCATCACCTGGAGCACGGCCGACGAGTAGGCGCGGCGAATACTTGCCCGACGGTGTGCGTCCCCAGGATCGGGCAGCCCCTCCAGCATCGCCGCGGTTTCGGCCTGCTCCAGCTTCCTGGCCTCTTTCACGATCCCCTCGGTCGTAATCGGTTTGTCCGCCTCGAGTTTCGCCTTGATGTGCCGCTGATACGCCGTGTCAGGCATCCGTGCCATCGCTTGCCAGTTGGACGCCTTCTGCTTGCTGATGCCCAGGTCGGAGATCTTCGGCGGGAGATAGGTCGCGCTATCCGACCTATCTCTCGGTGTTGGCCCTGGCGGGTGTTTCGGCCTCTCTAGCAGCACCTCGCCCGCCTTGCGCTCGGCATCGACGCGCAGGCGTGCAGCGTGGTTCACCGCCTCCTGGCCGAGCTTTGCAGCCGACGCATAGCGGCGCGCTCGCTCGGCAACTTCCATGACGGCGCCAATATCTGCCAGCGTCCGCGCCTGTTCCAGCGCGGCGCGAGCACTGTCGATGAGTGCCAGAGAGTCCACATGCCCGTTGCTGTCCACTCATCCCTCCACGATCGCGCTGTGCTTCGCCGCCGCATCGCCCGCGTCGAGCAACGCCTTCCGTACGTACTTCAGCGGTGCCTCGCGCGGGTGCCCTGGCGGCGCTCGCAGCCTGAGCCCGCCGTCGGGAGCACGGCCGAGCGGCTCGAGCGGCGCGATGAGCTGGTCCCAGTTCGCGGGGCTCATGGCGGATCTGAGCCGCTCTCGCGCCGCCGTCCAGAGCGTCACGTCCCCCTTCGTCGGCGCTGTCAGCTCCCCCTCCGCTGGCGGAGGGGGCTGGGGGAGGTCAGTCCGGTCCGGTCCGGTCCGGTTAAGGTCCGGTCCGGTTAGGTCCGGTACGCCGGATTCCGGTCGCCGTCCGGGTGGATGTCCACCGGACATCTGCGGATGGCTGCCATTCACCCTGCCGGCCGCGAGCTCACGGGCCTTCCGCTTGCGGTCGGCGTCGGCGTTCCTGCGATCGATCCAGCGGCCCGCGTAGGCCTGCCAGTCGTGCAACGTGCGCTGCGCGTCGAGGAAGCCCGCCGTCTTGAGCGCCGAGACCAGGTGCCCTGGATCGCCGTCCCAATCGGCCCAGCGCGCAATCTGACCGTCGGTGAAGTCCGAGAGATCGCCCGACGGCGCGTACAGCATGGCGCGCCCCCAGACGAAGCTGAGGAGTCCGACGGCGTCGCGCCGCGTGATCGCCAGCAGGTCCATGAGCAAGTCCGTCTTCGGGTGGTCTCGGAGGTCGACGTGAAACTCGAACCAGGGAGACTGCGACGACATCAGCGACCGATCCTCCGCCGCACCTCGGGGCTGACCTGCGCCCACCCGAGCTCGGTCAGCACGACGCGGCGCGCGATGATGCCACGCTTGCCCGTCCCGCGCGGGATGCGGTCCGCGCGGATCGTGAACCCGCGCGCCCATCGCGTGTCGGGCACCACGGCCGCCAGCGTCGTCCGCTCAGCGCTCGTACACTGCTGCCGGGCGAGATCCTCCGGCGCACAGCGATGGCGCCGGTCGGCGACCCGCACGACGCCGCACCAGGAGCAGACGCGGCCCATCAGAACGGCTCCTCATCCACGGTCTCATCTGCGACGGGAGAGACGGAACCGCGCGCTTCGGCGAGCGCTTCCTCGTTGGCGGCCTTCTCGTCGGCCACCAGCGCGCGCGTGTGCGCCAGGAAGTCCTCGGCCTCCCGCGGCGTGCAGCGCGCCAGGAACGTCGGCAGCGAGTCGGTCTGCTTCGCCACGGGCCACCCTGGCATGCTGCACGAGTACTGCTCGACGTAGCGGTGGCGAGCGTCGTCGCCGTCCAGTGAGCTGGACGTCACCGCTGCGAAAAACGCGCGCTGCCAGGCGTCGACCTGCTCCTTGGTCGGGCGGAACGTCGGCGGCGGGCCAGGGGGTCGCTTTGGGCGCTCGACCTCCTCGGGACGCACGGCCTGAGACGTCGTTGTTGCATCGTCTTCGGCGATTCCCGAATCCTCAAAGACGGGCTCACCGATCGCTCGCGCCGCCGTCGGCGTCGCCGCCAGATACTGCTGCTCTGGCGTCGGGTGCCGCACGATCATGCCGGTGCCGTCGACAACGACGGGCCGCCAGGCCCCGCCGTCGTCCGTGTCTGGCGGCAGCGCCAGTCCGACCATCGAGAACGTCGCTCTCCGCTTCGCGCCCGTCTCAGCCTTCATCAGCGCGTTCGCGTACTGCTGGCCGTTCAGACGGCCGTACTTGTTCGTCAGTGGGACGTACTTCGACGCGAAGTCTTCGCGGCCGTCCGGCGTCGTCGCCTTGACTTCGACAACGAACATCTCACCGATCGTCTCGCGGCGCGTGACTTCGAGCCGCATCTGGTGCTGCCGTCGGAGCTGCGCCGCGCAGGACTGGTTAGGGTAGAGCTGGAGTTTCTCGGTGCCGTCCGGGTCACGAAAGAAGATCCAGTCGAACGGGCGTGAAAGTGGGTTCAGCGAAAGACTCCGGCACACACGTAGGTAGTGGCCGACCCGTTCCTCATTGGAGAGTTGCGCGAGATCCCCCGTGCCAAGGACATGAACGAGCGCGTCGATACCTGCCTGCTCACGAACGGCGATGGCAGCGTCCTCGGTACTCATACGATCCTCCAGCCGCTCAACACGGCGGCGCGTCACACAAACGGTAGCCGCGGTCCCTGGCGGTCACGATCAGCGACCGAGCACGCCCGAGATGGGCGCGGATCCTCGCCATGTTCACGCGCAGCAGATGCGGGGCGTCGTCGACATAGCTCGCACCCCAGACGTCGCGCGTCACCTCCTCGACCGAGCAGAGGTCGCCGAGCCGCTCCGCCAGGTGCGCGAGGATGCGGTACTCCGTGGGCGAGAGCGCGACCTCGGCGTTGTCAACGTAGACGCAGCCTGGCCCGAGCTGTACCAGCAGCCGCCCCGTCGCGACGTCACCCGAGCGACGGTCGCGTAACGCGGCGTGGACGGCGTCGGCGCCGTACTGCTCATGGGTCACGGCGTCGTGGCCGTACGCCTGGGTGCAGGTGGCACCACAGCCCGACCGCCGCTCGAAGTCAGCCGCGATGATACGGCGCGAGACGACCACGGGCGACGGCGCCGCCACGAGGGGCCGGAGTGGGGCCGCCAGCACGCTACGGCCAGGCATCGCCGCGCCCCCCCCTGAGGGGACCGAAGGGAGCGGAGCCGCCAGCCAGCAGATCGAGCGCGAGCAGGTCTGGCACCAGACCATCCCGCGCTGATGCGGACCGAGTGGCGGCTCGCGACCGAGGAAGGCCGAGCCGCAGGTCGGGCGCGGGCAGCGCGTCGGCAGGCGATCGCGGCCCGTCACCAGCGTCGGCAGTCGATCGGTCGGCTCGGCGTCGGCTCTGGAACCGGGCATGCTCCGCTGGATATACGCCGTCATCAGGTGCGCTCCCACGGCTCGAGATAGCGGATGCCGAACAGCGCGAAGACGTCCCGCTCGTCTCTGGTCTCGATGCGCTCGCCCGAGACGCCCGACGTCAGCCAGCCGTCCACGGGGTAGATGTGGTCCGGCAGCAATCCTGGACGACCGTCCCTGGTCGTGCGACCGCGCGCGACGAGGAGCTGGCGCGAGAACGCGGCCGGCCCGGTACGCAGCAGGAGAATCCAGCCGAGCCGCTCCTTGCAGGGTGAGAACAGATCGATCCTGGCGCCGCGGTAGATGAGCCGTTTCGCCGTCGGTCCCCAGCTCGGCGACCCGTTCTTGTTCAGTGTCTTCTCGACGTCGCCGCGCTCAAGCAGGAGATCCAGCCGCTCAGCGAGGCGGTCGACATCGACGGCAACATCCGCAAACAGTCCATGCGGGACCGCCTCGACCTTCGGGACACACACGATCTCGATGTCCCCGATCATCGCCAGACGCCGCCGAAGCGAGCCCCCGACGATCAACTGGTCGCAGCAGTCTTCGATCTCAGCCACGAACGCCTTCGCAACCGCGATGGCTTCGGGGCGGGCCATGCGCTCGGCAACGTCGGCTGGCATCAGCAGTTCCCCGCCCCGCGACAGCTCAGCCACGACGCGATCAGCACAGAGGTCCAGAACAGCACGAATGACCAGCACATGGCCGAGAGGAAGACCGCGCCTTCTCTGGCGTCGCTCGGCAGCGTCTCGCGGATCGTCTCGTAGACGCCGCGCAGGATCTCAAGCAGGATCACGGCTCCGTCTCCCCGCGCGCGTCACGCCAGGCTTGCCAGCAGCTACGCTCGTCGTCGAACGCCGCGTCACCCTCAGCGCAGCGCGTCTGCTCCGCTGAGCAGGCGAACGGGCAGTGCTCGAGGTGGTCGACCAGGCCGTACACCGCGCGCACCCAGCGGCCGAACGCGCGACGCTGAGACGGCGGCAGGTCGGCGTGGATCAGTGGCACGCGCGTTGCTGTGCCCGACATCGGTCATCCTTTCAGGAGCGGCGATGTGGCCGCTCTGGACCAGCGCCGCTCGTTAGCCGCGGGCGGCGCGTTTCTTCGTCGGCGGCTTCTTCGACACCCCGCGGCGGGGCTTGAAGCCGTTCTTCGCCGCTGAGAGAAGCAACCGTGCGAGTGCCGCCGACAGGGCGTTGAGATCCGCGGGCGGAAGCGTCGCGACGATCGCGTCCGCCCTGGCTCCAGCTTCAGATGTGAAGCTCGCGGCGGCGTCGGAGCGGCAGGGTGTGCGTCTGGCTGGCGCCGTCATGGCGCTAGCCCACCACGACGCGGGCAAGCACCTCCGCGGTCTCGGGCCACAACTCGTTGGGCGGCACGTCGAGGGCCTCGGCGATCTTCAGCTTGGTCTCAAGCGAGACCGAGCGGCCGTGGAAGGCCTCGGTGATGGTCTGCCGCGCGAGTCCGGTCAGAACTCGGAGGCGGAGCTGCGAGAGGCCGCGCTCCTGCATGATGCGTGCGAGCCGCGTCGTCATGGTGCGTATGTCTCCTTGGCCGATGCACCCTACCCCTGACTCGTCCTCGGGCCACGCCAGCGACCCAGCACGATGAGCGTAGCAGCCTAGGTAGTAGTCGTCAACGCGACTTAATCCTACGTCCTAGGAGAATTTCGCAATCTGCTGGCTCCTGCGATGCGGGCCTTGGACTCCAAGAAGAAATACAACACCCGGTGGCATGACCACCGGGTGGACGTCTGTCTCGATAGCGATCCTAGGTGCTGGGCATGTCAGGACGTGGGGGGGCGCTCACGTGCCCGTTGGACATAACAAAGTGCTGAAGTTCTCAGATTGGGCACCCAACAGCGCCGACATGGTCAGGGTTGGGTGCCGAGAGCTAGCTCGGTCACCAACTGCGACCAAACGAATCAGCAGCCGCTTCGCCCCTCCGCTCCGCTCCTGCCTCAACGCCACCACCGCCGCCTCCAGCAGTACCATCCCCGACTCCGTCGGCGTCGGATCGACCTGATACCGGCCACGGGCCACCCGCATCGGCGTCACATCCTCGAGCAGCAGCCCGTACACCGCACGCACGGCTGCCACGTCACCCGACGCCAACACCCGCGCCCAGCCCGCGCACGACCCCAGCAGCGCATCGAGCGGCCCGATCGCCGCCGCCCTCGGCCGCGCCCGTCGCAGATCCTCCAATGTCCGAGTCGTCGCGTCGAGCTGGTCGCGCAGCCGCTTTGCCGAGTCCTTGTAGGCCTCAGCGTCGACCACCCCATCCGTGAGCTGGATCGTCAGGTTGTGCATGCGGTCCTGGGTCCTGGTCCGAACCATCTCGAGCTCACGGATCTGCTGGCCCAGCGCGTCTGCGTCGGGCGCCGCCGCCTGGGCCTGGAGGTCACGAATGATGGCCCGCCTGGCCGTCGGTTCTCCAGCCGCCTTCAGCGTCCCGCTGATGGTGCGCTCCACCTCGTCCTCGATGGGGTCGGCCGGCACCGTGTACCAACACGGCCTCGCTATGTGCTCGGTCCCAAGCACCAGCGCACTGCTACAGCAATACTCGCGGCGCGGCCCCGACGGCAGCGGACGGGTCCGTCCCTGCATCCGCTCGCCGCACCGCGCACACCGGAGCAACCCGCTGAGCACGAACTCGCCGCTCGCCTGGTTCGGCATCTTGCCTGCCAGTCGCCGCTGAGACGCCACCTGCCGCCAGGTGTCCTCCGTCACCAGCGGCTCCCAGCGGCCTGCTGGCCGCTCCAGCACGGCCTCGGGCTCCTCATGATCAGGGCCCCCGCCACGGCCGACGTAGACGGGTGCCGAAAGCAGCTTGCGCACGGTGTTATAGGTGAGCTTCCGCCCCCCTCTCGCGACGTCAGGCAGCGTCGCGACCCAGCGTGCGACCTCCCTGATCGACGTCCCCGCGGCGACCCTGGCGAAGGCATCGCGGACGTACGCCGCCTGCACGGGGTCGATCACCATGACGTTCTGCGGCGCGTCGTCGGCCCGCTCCTCGACGGTTCTGGGACGCAGCGCATAGCCCCAGGGGAGCTGTCCGGGGCGATGCCAGCCCTTCTCGGCCAGGTGGCGGTAGGCGGACTTCGTGCGCGCCCGAATATTTCGCGACTCGATGTGGGCGACGAAGGCGCGGAGGATGTATTCGTCCTCGCTCGGCGCCCTGCCACTTTCGGCGACGTGGACCTCGACCCCGAGCTTCTGCAGTTCGTCGTATACCTTGGCCGATTCGAGCAGGTTGCGGCCCAGGCGATCCTGAAACTTGACGACCACGGCGGCCCGTCGTCCCTCGGCCCGGTCGGCCCTCACGTCGGCCAGCAGCCGTTGATAGTCGGCCCGCGCTGCCTTCATGCCGCTCTGGACGTCCTGGTACTCACCGCCAATCACGAACTCATTGCTCGCGCAGTAGCGGCGATTCGTGGCGAGTTGGTCGGCGAGCGAGACGCCGTCCTTCTCCTGCTCGTCGCTCGATACGCGACCGTAAATACGGGCGATCGTGACGTCGTCGAGCGGCGCCGTGCGTCCACGCAGCAGCCGCGGTGCGCTCATGCTTCGCCCTCGGCGCGCTGGTGCTCGACCTCGATCTGGACGACGTTCTCGCCGACGTGCCGACTGATGCGGATCTTGACGGCTGGGTGGTCGCGGACGTAGAGGCAACCAGCCTCAATCAGGTCCAGCAGGATGTCGCCAAGTGCCTCGCGAAGGCTCGGCCGCTCGTCGTCGGCTGGCGGCGGCGTGGGGGGTAGACTGTACACGTGAAATCACCTCCTTGGTTTCACCGTGCCGCCGGCAGACGGGCATCTGCGCGGCGGCTCTTGCGTGGCGCTAGTATACGGCGCCGCTAAAGCTGCTGAGCGTCGTCACTCGGCCGCGACGGCCGCGGCGATCCTCGCCGCGATCTGCTCCCAGCGCTCGGCCTCAGCCTCGTTGCCGTCACGGCGTGCCCATTGCGCCTCGGCGAGCGCGTGGGAGCGCTCCATCGCCAGGTCGAGCGGCGACGTTACAGACTCGGCTCTCGGCCCTATCGCTGTCGGTGCTGGGCGCTGCGCTGGCGGCGGCGGCGGTGCTGGAGCGGGTTCCTTCGGCTTCACTGGTGCTGCGCGCTTCTCCAGGCGCGTGAGCGTCTGCTCCAGCACTTTTGCCACCGCGGCGATCGGTTGACGCCCCTCCGCCTCCCACCGCCAGACCGTCGGCATACTCACGCCGACTCGTTTCGCCAGCTCGGTACGGCTGAGGCCGAGCGCCTCGCGTCGTCGGATCAACTCGTGTCCGTTCATGCCCTCATTGTCGTGCATCTGACCTTGCATGTGCAATAGCTGGGAGGGTACAATACTCACAGAGCACAGAACAACAGCGGCGCGGACGGCGCGCCCGAGGAGCAGGGACGATGAACGACATCTACTGGCAGCACGAGACGAGCGGCGACATCTTCGCGGTGCGGATCGCAGCCGACGGTCAGGTCATCGGCGTCACGGGGCCAATCACGCAGGCCGAGGCCACCGTCGAGAACGTCGGCAACTTCGACTACGAGGCCGAGGACGCGGACTGGGCGAACGCGCAGGCCATGCGCGTCTACGAGCCGAGCCGCAAACCAACGACAGCGGCGCCGCCGGTGCGCCCGAGGAGCAGGGACATGATTGATCAGACCGAGCGCCAACTGGCTCAGGTCATCGCTGACACCAGCAGTATGTGCAGTCGCCTGCGGGACGAGGGCGCCGCCCAGCCCGAGATCGACGCTGCCGACCTGGACTGGGTCGACGCCAACGAGGCGTACGCCGCCGCAGGCTACTCGCTGGAGGCGCTCGAAGCCACCCGCTAACAACGACAGCGGCGCCGCGCGGGTGTATCAGACCCGAGCGGCGCCTACCACCCGAGGAAGGATCTCCGATGGCACTCAATGGTAGCGCGTACGATCAGTTCATCCGTGGCATCGTGAGCAGCGTGAACCCGAAGGGCGTCAAGCTCGACGGCGATGGGTCGTGGCGGAACTTCTCCAAGTTTGCCGAGGACCTCGTGCCGCCAATGCGCGGCCAGTCCGTGACGCTCACCCTCGACCGTCAGGGCTTCGTGCGGGCCATCACCAGCACTGACGGTTCCGAGCCCAGCCCAGCCGCTCAGAGCGCCCCACAGAGCAGCCAGCGCGAGGGCGCGGCCCCGCAACTATCGGACTGCGTCCGACATCGTACCATCACCCGCCTCGCTGTTCTCAAGGCCGCCGCCGAGTTTGGAGCGGCCCGCCCGAATCTGAAGTCCGGCGACGTTCTGGCGATCGCCGCGACCTGGGAGCGCTGGGTGAACCGGGATGAAGAAACGACCTACACCTTGACGGATGCGTTCTAAGGATCATCACATGCGTATCGTTCGCACCGTAGCCGCCTGCGCCACGCTCCTGCTCTTGATGGTCGGACCGGTCCTTGTCGGAGTCCTCTTTGGCGCTGGGCTCCCCTTTGTGCTGTCGCTGGCCCTCTGGTTCGTGGTCTTCATCGTCGTCCCCGCAGTCGCAGACCATCGAGGTGGTATACAGCGCCGACGTGGATACGGGCCCTATGAGGACCTCAGCGACCTTCCCTGGCAGGGCGGGACTGGTGCCTCCTGACCCACCGTGGCTCACTCAGCTCGGCGGGTAGTACGACACACGCCAAGCACTCCCGCTGGGCGGTGAGTCCGCGTCAGGCGACTGGCGCGTACCGTTCGAGTCGCCCGACCGTCAGGAGCCAGGTGTAGCTGATGCCGTTCTGGCCGGTCGCCTGCTCGATGTCATGCGGGCTCGGCGCGCCGAGCGGCAACCACGTCGAGCGGCGTACGGCCGGCAGCGTGCCGTCGGCCGCCATCGCCTCGAGAATCCCAGACCCAATGTGCCCACGCCACGGCGCGTACGGATCGCTCCCGTCGGGTGGCGTCGGTGGGATCGGCTCGGGCAGGGCGCCGGCGGCTTCCGCGGCCGGGTGACGAACACGCACGAGGCTGAACGGACCCAAATACTCGAACTGCTCGAACGACATGGTCTGGGCGACGCCTTTCCAGCCCGGAGCGGGATTCGCCAGGAGTAGCCTGGTCCCGTCGAACCCACGGCAGCCGGACCAGTGATACCAGCCGCGACCGCCAATGCAGAGCGGATACTGGCCCAGGCTGGCCTCATGGGCGATCTCCTGGAAGGTGACCCCACCGTCGTTCTCACCGCAGTAGCCGAACTCCCCGTAGTGCCGCGTGACCCAGCGCGCGAGCTCGTACCCCGAGGCATTCAGCAGCCCGAGCTCGGTCGAGACGACGCCTTCCGAGAGCATGCTGTTCTCGAGCCACTGCTCTGACGGCGAGCGCCCCCAGGCCGAGAGCGCCCAGCGCGTGCTCGTCGGCGCGCAGCTCCACTGGTCGTTCTGGGCAATGGCCGGCTCCTGCCAGTCATAGGTCGGCAGGACGATCTCAACGACGGGTGGAGCTGTCACGACGCCTCCTGGGGGACCAAGGTCGCGCTCGATCCCCGCGATGCGCGCCGCGCCTTCGGGGTCCGGCCCGCCGTAGACGAGCCGTCGTACCCAGCCCCAGTCCTGCTCTTCGCACGCCTCGACCAGGCTGTATCCGGCCGGATAGCTCGCCGAGGGTAACGCTCTGGTGTCGCGAAAGTAGAGCGCGATCACCGCCGCGGCGACGTCTGAATCGAGCGCTCCGTCGGGATTGCTCACGAGGTCGATCGAGCCGGCCGGCGCGACCCACAAGCTCTCGACTTTACGGCCGTAGGTGCGGTAATTGGTCTCGTGGGTCAGTTGGACGTGTCCGCGCCCATAGAACGGGTAGTAGGCCAGCGTCTTGCGGTGGGTCTCGGCCGGCTCCGGCTCGCCGAGATAGCAGCCCTCGCGGACTGGCTCGAAGGTGCTGGCACCTTCGATCGCGGTCGTTCCTTGAACGCCGATCTGCACGTTCGGCGTGTTGATGCCGCAGGCCTCGAGTTGCCCCACGATCCGCGGCCAATGCTCCTGGACGTTCGCCAGGGGACACTCGCAGGCGAGCGCGATCTGCTCGGCGGTCCACCAGTCGAACGGGTCGGTCACTGGCGCGATACATCCGGTGTGAGCACCAGCCGCCCTCTGAGCGGCGTCGAGACCCGCCCGTCCGCCTCGGTCAGCTCAAGGTCGACATAGAGCGCCGGCCAGTCTGGGAGCGCAGCGGTGGCGCTCGGCGGGATCGTCACCCGGCACTGACCCGCCGCGGGATTCGTGACGACGATCCCGCTGCCGACGGCAACCCTGAACACGTACGCGCTGGCGGCCTCCTCGAGCGTCCGCCGCCCCGTGCAGACCAGCGTCGCCCCCGTCAGGCTGACGGCTGGGCCACCAGGCGGGCGGGTGATCGTCGCGTCAAAAATGACGGTGTCACCACGGGCGACCTGCTGTTTGAAATCCACGAATGGGTCCGACACGCTACACCTCCACCAGCCTGCTGCTGGCAACCCCCGTCCAGACGAGCGTGACCCGCGTCGTCGCTGGCGCCACGAACGCCACCGTGGCCCCCGACCGCTCGGAGAGGACCACGACGGCATCGGTCACGCTGAACACCCCCACGCCCGCGGTCACACGGAACACGGCCACCGCCCCCGCCTGATCCCAGGCGACGGCCACGGCCCCCGTAGGGGACCAGACCAGGTCAACACCCGCCATCGGGGCGAACGCCACCGCCACCGTCTCGACGGTCGGCACCGTGACCACGACGCCCGACCCGAGCGCTCCCAGTCGAGCCAGTCCAGCCGCCAGACGGGCAGCGACGGCACCGACCCGCCCGCCACCCCTGACGGCGGCCACGGCGGCCACGGCGCGGACGCTGGTTGCCCGCAGTCTCGCGGTACCACGGGCCGCCGCCGAGGCCTGGCCCACGATCGTCGAGAACCCAGAGACCGCCCGTCTGGCCTGACCACGGACCGCCGCTGCCGCCGTCCTGGCCCCAACCGCTGCGCCCGCGAGTCTGGCTGTGCCTCTCGGCTGAGGCGCCGAGAGCGCCCCCTTGACCCCGAGCGCGGCCGCTCTGGCCGTGCTCCGCAGCTCGGCCGTCCTGGTCGTGCCCTTGGCGAGCGTGACGGCCGCCCCAGCCTGGCCGCGGACAGCCCCAGCGCCCGCTCCCGCGGCATGGGTCGCCGCCACAACCCGTCTCGCTGCCGAGCGCAGCGCCGCCGCGATGACCGCCCCGCGGGTCGCTGCCCCCGCACCCCGTCCCTGACCACGGAGCGCTGCCACCCCCAGGGCGCCTCTCGTTGCAGCGACGCCGCCTCGAGCGGTCCCCCTGGCCGCCCCCAGTGCCGCGGGGGCGGCCTTGCTCGCGGCAGCACTCGCCCTCCCAGGTGCCCCGAGACGGACCGTCGTCGTACGGTCGAGCTGCTCGCCGTCGTAGGTGACGCGCAGGGCGTCGTAGGTGACGCTCAGGTCGTCGTAGGTGACGGTACTCGCCATCGAGGGGGGTCCGCCTAGCGCCGCAGTTCGACGATCGTCAGTGAGCGCTGGGTCCCAATCGAGGTGGCCGTCCCTGCCGTCACCGCCCAGCGCGCTTCGATCGTGTACGACCCCGCCGCTGGCGTCTCGGTATAGAGCAGCGCCAGGTAGGCGTTGTAGTTCGCGACGGGGGCGTGGAACTGGCGGCGCGTCAGCAAGGTGCCGCCACGAAACAGGTCGAAGACGTTCTCGTTGCCGGCTGCCGTGTTATTCGCCATGCACTCGAACAGATAGAGGATGGGACCACCGAGGGTGGTGATCGACACGCTCATGTCCGGCATCAGCACGGCGCCCGACCCGATCGGCTGGGTGGTCGACGGGAACGCGGTGCTGACGGTCGCCGTCCAGATCTGGCTGATCGCGTTGGCGGCGATGTCGGCCGTCTGGATCGCCCCGAACGCGCTCCCGCCCGCCCCCGTGCCGCGTAGCACCGTGTTCGCCGCGGCCACCGACGCACCCGTCCCGAGCTTCGCCTCGAGCGCCTCGAGGATATCGTTGGCGTTGGCGTGGTGGACGGCGTGCGTCGGCGTCGTCGATCCCTGCACCTGCACACCCGTCGGGTTCGACAACACATCCAGCGAGGCGGGGAAATTCACCACGGCGCCCCCCCTAGTCCAGCGTGAGCGTGGCACTGGTCACCGTGAGCGTGCCTTGCGCTCCGAACGTCTCCTCCACGATCCGCTGGAGGAACCCGGCCCCCGCCGCCGTGAGGTCGATCGCCGACCCGCCGGACGTCGCCGAGAGCTGGAGCGCGTCGGTCGTCAGCCCCGTGGCGATCACCCAGTAGACGGTGCCCTCGGCCAGGGGCGTCGGCAACGGCTCCCCCGTGTTGGCGGCCCAGACCACGACGCTCTGTCCCGCGGCGAAGCCATGCGAGGGCGCGTCCACGGTGTTCGACGTGACACCAGCCGCGTTGACGGCGAACGGCTGGGGCACCCCGCCGCCGTTCGGCGTCATGCCCAGGAACGTCCCCACCGTGAGGGCATCGTAGAACCCTACCCAGCGCACCGTGGTCCCCGCCGCGACGTCGAACCCCAGCGACGCAGACATCACCTTGGATCTGGCCGAGGCCGCCGCCCAGGTCGCCGGCTTCCTGGCGTACGCAGGCGTGCCGCCCGTGAGCTCGTTGGCTCCCGACGTCGAGTAGGCCGTGTGCAACGAGCCGTGCGTCGCCCCGACGCCCGCGCCCCCTGGCGACGTCTCGTCCATGCGGTCAAGCATTCTTTGACAGGCAATATCCGAGAACCTCATGCTGTGCCCCTCCCACCTCCGCGTATCTCCGCGTATCTCCGCTAATTCCCGTGGCGGATGATGAATTGGGCTACCCCAAAGGGCATCATCGTCGGGATCGTGGCCCCGTAGCTGGCCGCGGGCGCCGTCGCGTCGCTGCTCGAGGATGGCGGCGACGGCCCATCGGTGGTCACCCCCGTCGTGGCGGTGTTCGGACCAGACGGATAGCCGCCAGGCAGGCCCGTATTGCCGGCGCCGTCATCGGCCGTGTTGCCCGCCACGTTGCCGCTGACGGCGTGGGTGTGGCTGTCTGGCAGGGTGTTGACGCCGCCCGCCGTGAACCGTCCGTTGAGGGCGCTCCCCGAGGCGGCAGCCGTGCCGCTGATCGTCATCGGTGCGCCGCTATGGTTGTGGAGCGGCCCGCCGTGCACGTGGGTCGGCAACCCGTGGCCGTGGGCCGTGGTGGTGTGGCTGTGGCCGTTCAGCCCGTGCGTATGACTGCCAGGGTGGGTGTGGACAGGACCCGGCACCGCCTCGTTTCCATCCACCTGGCCGAGCGGGTGCCCAGGCCCCTCCCCGAGCACCACGCGCCCGCGGTACAGGGGGACGTTGAACGTGGACGACCCGTCGCCCGCGCCATAGAACGTCGCGATCGCCGCGAACAGCTTCGGATAGGTGGCCCTGCTGACGGCCGCCCCGTCACAGAGCAGCCAGCCCGCGGGGATGCCGCCCCCCGCATAGGCCCAGACCGTCCCCACGGGGATCAGCGCGTCGATGGTCGCGGGCGCCAGCGTCGGGTTCGGGTAGCTGCCAGCGAGCGCGCCGCCGGCGGGATCGCCCACCTTGACCAGACCCCCGAGCGTCGAGGCAGAGAGCGTCGGGTTCGGGTAGGTCCCAGCGAGCCCCCCACCTGCTGGCGTGCCGACGTTGATGACGTTCGTCGGCGCCGTCGTGCCGTTGTCACGGCTGATCTGGACGCCCGAGGCATCCGAGACGAGCACGATCTTGTCGCTGTCCGACGCCTGCCAGACCCGGTGAATCCCCTGGGGGCCACGGCCAGATTCGGCCTCGATGAGTTGCTGGACGTCTTCATGACGTGGCTGCTCAAGTGGGGTCGCGTCCAGCAGCTCGCGGTCGGGCACGGCTCAGAGCCCCTCTGGGCTGAACACCACGAGGTCGCCGGAAATGCTCCAGTCGACCGTCTTCCCCGCCGCTCCCCGCACCCCGAAGACCAGCTCGGTGCTCTGGGTCTGCACCTGGATGGCCCAGCCCGTTGCCGCCGCGTCCTGGGCCGACCAGAGGACGGTCGTGCTCCCGACCTGGGTCACCGTCGACGCCAGCCCTTTGAACACCAGCACGGCCTGCTGGGCCTTGGTCGTTCCGTCCGATCGGTCGGTCGCCCGCAGCTCCAGCATCGCCCGGTAGGTGTGCTTCGGCGCGGTCGGAAGCCGCCAGAGCTCGTGGAAGGCGCCGTCGGTCGTGCTCGTGACCGCCTCGACAGCCCTGGTCTCGACGTGCTCGACGACCCGCGGGGGAGCGGTGTGCGCGTTGACCACGGGCGTGGCCTCCGCAGGCAGGTCGATGATCCCGCCCCCCGCATCGTAGGTGTAGACCTCGCCGTCCTGATCGGTCCCCGACTTCCCGAGTCCCGAGGTCGGCACGGCAGCCGCCGCCAGCTCGCGCTGAAGGGCCTCCAGGTCGATCCGTTTCGTGACCTTCACGATGCTACCTCGCCTCGCTAGCGTTTGATCTCAACTACCCAGAACTGCCCGCCGACGTGTGAGAGCGTGCCCGCGCCGATCGACCACTCCAGGGCGTAGGTATGCGACCCCGCGGTCGGGGTCCCGATCGACTGGACCGCCGCCAGGGTGCGCCCCGTCGTCAGGAAGTCGTCCTGGGCGATAAACGACACCGTGGCCGCCCCCTCCTTGACCACGATGCCCCCGAACGCGGCACTGGTCGACTTCAGGCCCAGGAGCGTGACGCCGAGCACCAGCTGGCCGCCCGTGGTCGTGATCACCAGCGGTGAGCCCGCGATCGTCCCAGGGGTGCTCGCCACAATCGAGGAGCCCGAGAGCGGCACCGAGATGAAGTGGGTGGCAGCCTCGAGCGCGAGCTTGATGGTCGTCACCTGGAGGTCCGCGAGGTCGGCCGTCAGGATCGTGCCGTTCGCGATCTCGTTCGTGGTGATCGAGCCCGCGGGCACGGGGATGCCACCCGCCAGCTTGTCGGACGTGATCGTGGCAGGCGCTATGTCGGCGCCGACGATCGTCCCATCGGCAATCATGGCACTGGTGATCAGGCCCGCGGGGACCGCGCCCGCCGTCAGCACGCCGCCGATGCCCGCGTCGGTGACCTGGAGCACGGGGGCTTGCGTGATCGAGTGTCGGACCTCGAACGTCCCGCCGATCGGCATCCGCACGTAGACCGAGTCGGCGTCCACCCCGCGGAAAACTCTGAAATAGTGGTTTAAATGCTCCGCCAGCGCGCGTGTACCCCGAGGAACCAGTGTCAACGCCACCTCATCACCCCCCAGGTCCTGCGGTATAATTGACGTGCAAATGCCCTCGCACTGCTTGCAACAGCCGAGGGCGTGACACCGAGTGATTGGAGCACCCGATGCCCGGATACTATACGCCCGCCCGGATGCCGTTCCTGCCCTTCACCCAAGTCGAATTGACCTGCGAGCAGTGCGGCCAGCGGTTCCTGGCCCCGAAGAAGGTCTTCCGTACCCGGCGCTTTTGCACGCCTAGGTGTGGGTACGCGTGGCGGACTCGGCGTTCTGCGGAAACGGCCCTGGCTCGGGCGCTGGCGAGGGTCGACAAGCATGGCCCAGTCCCGGACCTCCGCCCCGACCTTGGCGCGTGCTGGATCTCCGACGCAGCCGGGCCCCAAGGCTACCCGTCGATCTATGTCGCCGGGCGCGCTGTTCTGGTGCATCGCCTCGTCTACGAGGGCGTTAACGGGCCGATCCCGGACGGGCTCGAGCTTGACCACCTGTGCCGGAGGCCGGGCTGCGTCCGCCCGAGCCACCTCGAGCCGGTGACGCACGCCGAGAACGTCAGGCGCGGTGCGAACCGGTTCATCGCCGCGCACCGTGATGCCACCTGTCTGCGCGGCCACGCCCTGGGCGGCAAGAACCTCATCGTCATCGCGGCGAGCGGGGCTCAGCGATGCCGTACGTGCTCCAACGAACGGTCCCGACGCTATCAGGCCGAGCGGCGCGTCAAGGTCGGGCGACTGCGCGGGGAGCGTCACCATCAGGCCAAACTGACCGAGCAGGCGGTTCGAGAGATCCGCGCCGAGCACGCGGCGGGGGTGAGCATGAAGGCGATTGCCCGGCAGCGTGGCCTCGCCTACACCGCGATCCGGAGCGTCATCACCCGCAAGACGTGGCGGCACGTGCTGTGACACGCTCAAGACCACGTCCGCCCAGCGTCGTAGTGGTCCGCGCCATCCCATCTGAACGGGTGGTCCAGGATGGACACGAGCACAGGGACTACCATCATCCAGGCCCCCGCCCGATTGGCCGCGCTCAGCTGCCGCAGCTCGGGCGCCAGCACCTGGAGCACCCGCACCCGCATCGGATACTCGGCCTCGAGGGTCACCACCTGGCCCAGCATCGTCCGCAGATCGAGCAGCCGCGCCATCGGATCGCGGTGCTCACGGCCGCGGGCCGTCTTGAGGGCGTTGTCGTAGCCGAGCACCACGGTGTAGGTCCTGGCCTCCCGCATCTCGATCCCGAGCGCCGCTCTGAGCTCGAGCGCCCGCAGGATCGGGTGCCCGATCGCGTCGACCCTGGTCTTGAGGAATCGGCCCTCGGTCAGCTCGAGCGGCGCAAACGCGCTGTAGGTGCCGACATCGGCCGTGCCCTGTTCCGTCCAGGTCGTCTCCTCGTCGGCCTGGGCGTAGACCTTCAGCACGTCGGTATTCACGGCCAATCGCTCGGTCAGCATCTCGAGATGAATGAGACTCTTGACGGCCGAAGGGCGGTCGTACGGGTCCGCGGGCAAGAACATCGAGGCGCTGTCAGCAGGCGCGAACAGCCCACCCTGGATCATCTCCTGGATCGGGGTGCCCCACTTGCTCTGGCTCTGCCAGTAGGCCTTGACCACGGGTGGCGTGCCCCCGTCGGTGGTGGTGATCAGCAGCTGGGGCCAACCCGAGGCCCAGGTCATCGTCCAGATCCGCATGTGCTGGATGAAGCCTGGCACCACCGCCTCGGCCCCATGCCAGATGTGCGAGGCCTGGCCGTACGCCTCATCGGGAGCACGCCTCCCTGCCGTGACGTAGCTCTGGAGCGGCCCCACGCCCGAGGCGTCCCACTGCCCCAGCAGCCCCCAGCCGTTGTGGAGCGTGCCTGCGAACACCTGGCCTCTGACGGGCCCTTCGTACGGGAGCCCCCAGCCAGGCTGGCACCACTCGGGGTGGTACTGGGCCTCGCCCTCGGTCGGCACGAACGCCAGGCCCTGGGAGTGGCTGTAGTAGAGCCCCGTGCCGACGTGGAGCCCCCACGAGCCGTTGAAGTGGTCGACGGCCTCGGTGGTCCAGGGGGCGATGTTGAACGTCCTGGTCCCCAGCTCGTCCATGTCATAACAGCCGTCGGGCCGCAGCGCGTAGACGTGCCTGGGGGTCGAGACCAGCCGGTGGACGACGTACTGGCTGTCAGCGCCGATCCTGACGGGCGCCGACCAGGCGGCGGGGTCCATCGGGTCCGCCGTGATCGGGCACCATCTGAGCGCGTTGTAGTTGAATTCGGGGGAGACGCCGACCAGGACCGGGGTCGGGATGCCCTGCGGGCGCCAGAATTCCACCGCCAGGTGCGACCGCTGGACGGCCGGATTGGGCGCCGACCAGACCCCCGTCGCGCCGTCCAGATACGCCATCCCGCCCGCGCCACTGACGTAGAGGCGGTTGTTGAACACCGCCCAGGCCTGGCAGTCGAAGCCCGCGGGGAACGTAAACGCCACCGTAACGGACATGCCGTCGATGGGGTTGAAGACCAGCACCGTCCGGCCTCTCGCGATCAGGTACAGGAAGTCCCCCGCGGGGGTCTCGAAGCGCTCCGACCCGATGATCCAGTTTGGCGCGAAGCTGCCTGGCCCTGGCAGCGTGATCTCGCTGACCTTGCCCGCGGGACAGAAGATGCCGCCAGGCGCCCGGGTGTACCCAGGCAAGCAGTAGGCGTACCCGTTGTCGGCGTTGGGGACCCTGCGGCTGAACCCCATGCCGCGGTCCAAATTGTCGATCACGCGCGGCACGTCGGCGTTGCGCACCACCTCGTCCAGCCGAGCTGGGCTCAGCTCCGAGCTGACGACGGCAGGGCGGGACGGGAGCCCGCCGCGCGTCAGGTCGCGGGCCAGCGAAAACCCCATGCTCAAGTCCGAGCTGTGGAGCACGATGTCGTGCTTGCCGCGCGAGCGGTTCATCGCCAGCCAGGCCCGTACTTCCCACCCAATGGCCCGTCCACGGATACCAGATCGGGCCACGGCGACCGCGCCGAGCTCGGCCGCTGGACGCGCTGGTCGCGGAGGAACACGCTGCGCTGGGCAAAGGCACCAGCTCGGCCAAGCCAGTAGAGCTGCTCGGCGCTTCCGACGACGCACTGGTGGGACTGCTCGGTGGCTGCGTGGTACGCGGCGACGAGCGAGATGGCGTCGGTATCCCCGAGGCACTGGTCAGCGTCGTCCACCAGTCCCACGCTGCTCTCCACCCAGACCGACGAGAGCACGGGCTTGATCCAGGTGGCGAGTGGCCGCAGGACCCGCACGGGCAGCGACTGGCCCGTCGAGACGGCCGTCTGTGGCGTGAGCAGGACCTTCTCGCCGTCGAAGCGCAGCCGAGCACCTGGGATGGCGTAGGTCTCGACGCCCGAGACGGTTGCGACGTACTGGGCGCCAACGAAGCAGCCGACGTGGGTCATCCAGGGAAACGACGCCGTGACGTCCAGGGTGGACTGGCCCGTCGTCCCAGGCACGAGCACGGTATCCTCGCGAAGCATCACCCGCAGGGCATGGTTCAGATGCGCGTGCAGGCCAGAGGAGCGCCCGCCGCGCTCGGGCGGGATGCCGTGGATCTCGAACGCGGTGCCAGCTGGGACGACCGCCAGAAACGGCCGCTCGACGTCGATGTACGCCACGGGCGCGTCTGGCGCCGTCGTGGCGAACGAGCCCGTGATGACCTCGTCGGCGCGGGCGTAGCCGACAAAGCCGCCCTCTGGCACCCTGCGCTGCTGCGGTGGGTCGGTCAGCAGGTAGACCCAGTCGTTCTTGAGATAGTCGCCTGGGTTCTCGGGGCCCGACCCGTGGATGTCCATCGAGACGAGGTCGGTCGTGACGATCCGCCGCCGACTGCCGGAGATGGCCGTGCCGACGTAGCCGCCCGCCTCCTGCGCTCCCGACGTGGCGAGCTCGAAGGGGGCGACCCTGTCAGCCGTGGCGCGTCGCAGCTCGAGAAGCGTCGGCACCAGGTCGACTCAGCCTGGCCGCCGCGGTGGCGCTGGCGGTGGCGGTGGCGGTGCTGGCGTCGGCTCCGGGGGCGCTGGTGGTGGTGGTGCTGGTGCCGCGGGGTCGGACGGGGCCTCGGGTGAGCCCTCGGCCTTCGGCGGGCCGCGGCGTGGCCCCCGCTCTGGCGGCGTGCCACCCGTGAGGCCCCGCTCCTCGCGCTCTGCGCGCCAGCTCCGGACCTGCTCCGCTCGGGCTAGGCTGTCCTCCGAGAGCGGCTCGACCTCGCCCGTCACGGGGTCGGTGACGATGAGACCCTGCGGACCGACCTCGATCGGGTTGCCATCCTCGTCATAGCCCCACTGCGGCTTGGACTCGGGGGCGTGGATCGTGGCCCGGTGGAGGTCGAGCGCGGCCTGCTCCTCCTCGGTGAGGTCGGCAGGCAGGATCTGCGGGTTCTTGCCCTGGTGGAAGCGGTCTCGGTTGCCCACCTCTCCGACGGTGTTCTCGGCGATCCGGTTGCGTTCGTCTGGCATCAGGAGACTCCCTGTGGCTGATCTCAGGCTCTACCGGCCTGAGGCAAGCACGGGCATATCGACGGGCTCCACGGTGACCGACATGCCGGCCACCGTGGGCGTGGTCCCGCCCACCACGATTGACGCCCTGACGTAGTCCTTGGTGGGTGTGAACGTCACGCTCGGGAGGGCTGTCACGGTCGACGGGATCTCGGGGCTGGGGCGGGCTGACGGGGTCGTCGCGAACCCGCCGACCTGCTCGGTGATCGTGAGTGAGGGTGCGCCCACGATCGCGGTCCAGGAACCGCCGGCCCCCTGAGTCGTGGACTCCTCGAGGCCGATCACGCAGGTTGCGCCCGCCGTCCAGTCGCCCGCGGCCCGCCCGATCGCTCGGTAGGTCCGATTGCGGCCGAGGTACATGCCGTTGCCCTTGGTCGTGCCCGCCGCGGAGATCGGCGTGATACTCAGCGGAACGAGATTGAGCAGTGCGTCGTACATCGTCTCAGCGTCCTTTCGCGGCCAGGCCCCGAGCGGGCTCCGGCTCTGGCTCCGGCTCCGGCGCTGGTTCGGGCTCTGGCGCTGGGATGGGCTGGTTCTGCGCGACCGTGACGCGACGCGTCGGGTGCCTCACAGATCCCGAACCCAGGTTCTCTGGGTGGTCGCGCTCGGGCTTGATGCCCCAGCGCAGCCAGCCCCATTTGGGGTGGTAGAAGTCGGCCCCCGTCTTGATGGCCTTGCCTCTAGCCTCCTCGATGGAGGCGGGGTCGGTCGCCAATGGCAGGACCACGGGGTAGGACAGCAACTCCTCGTCGTAGCTGACGAGCAGCCCTTTGAGCATCGCTTTCGGGTCGGTCGCGTCGTACTCGGGGTTCGTGACGCGCACGCGGTGGCGCTTGTACGAGCCGTCCTCGGCCACGAACACGCCGATGGTGGCGAGGTACGCGGGATCAATCATGAGCATCACTCCAGATCAGGCAGCTGGCAGAATGCCGCGCAGACGAGCAGCAGCCCTGGGGCTCTTGATCATGAGACCTGGGTAGCACTCAATCCGCCCGAGGATGCCTGGCGGGTTGCCAGACCCCGAAGCGGTCGTCTCGCCGACTTCTCGGACCGAGACCAGCGGGTCGCCGTCGCCGCCCGAGATCAGGCCGCAGACGCCCATCTGCTCGTCGAAGATCACGGCGTAGATCGACGTGGTGTCGGCGGTGCCGTCGCCAGGGTCCTCGTCCGCGACCAGCAGGCTCGCGCCGTCCCAGCCATCCTCGACGATGTGGATTGGGGCGCCCGCGTACCTCTCGATGACCCTGCCCACCTCGTTGACACTGTCGTAGGTGATGTTCACGCTGTTGCCCTGGGTCAGCGCCAGCGTCGTCAACTTCCGTCGCACCTGCTTCGACATGAACAGATGGGGCGTCCCAATCGCCAGGTCGAGCGCGTCGAGCAGCTGGTCGACCAGCGGGAGCGTCAGCGCCCCGCCCGCCGTCGCGACGTTGATGACCTGGTTGCCCGTCAGTCGGCGCCGCAGCCCAGGCATCTCCGACGGGTTGACCAGGTCATCCCCCTCGAAGTAGGCCCGTTCCATCTCACGGGCGAGGGCTCGCGCCTTGAGGTCGTATTGCTCGGCCTTGAGGTCGAGCGCGTCGCCACCCGTGCGCTGGTTCTTGAGCAGCGCGTTGTCGATGAAGACGTCGCCGCCGACGATCATGGTCGACTCGATGCGCGGCGCGATCACGCCCGTCGACTCGGGGTAGCCCTGGTTCACGTCGCGCCAGCTCACGCCAGGCGCGACCTCCTCGACGCGGTACTTGTAGGTCGTGCCCTTGATCGTCTTCTGGGGCAACAGCTGGATGAAGTCGCTCGTGAGCTTGAACCGCTCGATGACGCCGCGCTCGTAGGCGTCGGACGACATCACCGCCAGGTCAGCGAGAGTCCCTGCCACCGTGTTCTCCTGTCAGCTAGCGCCTGGGTCGCCCCGTGGCGCCGTTCCGCTGACCGCCCGCAGCAGCGGCGGCCTCCTGCTGTCTCGCTCCCGCCTTGAACCAGTCCAGCGGCGACGCGCCATCGGCGGGCATCCGCCCGTCGGACCCATCAGATGCCCCACCGACCGTCGGCGACGACGCTGCAGCACCCCTGGTGCGCAGTCCCCGCAGCTCGGCCTTCAGCTCGGCGATGACGTTGGCCTGCTCCTTCTTGACGCGGGCCTCGGTGACCGAGACGGCGTGGTCGAGGAGCTCGGGCAGCGGCGCGTTGTAGGCCACGTCCTTGTCCAGGCTGTAGCGCTCGACGCGGTCAGAGACGGCCCGAGCCAGCTGGGTCTTGTGGGCGCGGTCGGTCATCTCCCAGAGGTCGGCCGCGTGCTCGCGCCAGGCCAGCATCGAGGACAGCTTCTCGTCGTCCTCGTAGGACAGGACCTCGCCACGCATCCGCTTGGCCGAGAGCTGCGCGAACTCCTGGTCGTCGCCGATCCGAGACAAGGCCGCGCGGCGAGCCGTTTCACGCGCCTCGTCCTGGGCGCGGACGCGCGACTCGACCTCGGCGGTCCTGGCTTTCTCGGCTTCGCGCTCGGCGACCAGCCGCTCGATCTCGGACTGCTGCTCCGAAATCTTCGCCGCGGCGCCCCTGCGCGATGGTGGGATGTCCCCAGCCTGAGATGTCAGGCTCGCGCTGCCGTCCGGCTTCGACGGCGGCGCCGAACCCTCGGCACCGCTGGATTCCTCGGACGGCTCCTGCCCTGCTGCATCGCCTCTGGGCTTCCCATTGGCTCCGCGGTCCTTCAACGCATCAGGCGCGCTCCGGAAGGCCTCAGCAAGCGTGTTGAGGCCTGGGCGTTCCCGTGCGGGCTCAGACGCGGCAGCGGGCGGGCTGCCTGGGGGCGATGCGATGGGCTCGGAGGCGGGGGACTGGTCTGGCGATGACATGCAACGAGGCCCACAGAACGACCGTCAGGCGGTCTTGTGGGCCTCGGGGTGGGCCATCTCTTCTCGTTGGCGCGAGTATAGCACCGCTGTTAGCGGTGGGTGACGACACGCTCCTCGGCTTTCTCGAGGCGGCAGAACATCCCGCACCGCTTGCAGCGAATTTCAACGACGGAGCCTGGCACCAGCAGGACCTTCGCCAGGACGGTCGGGCAGCGCGGACACCGCCAGACCTCCAGCTCGGCCGTCATCGCGCTGGCTCAGCCGTTTTGATGCAGCTCATCTCGTGAGCCGCACGGTAGCAGCGCACGCCATCGGCGTCGAATCCTGTGGCCTTCGGGGTGCTGAGGATCAACCAGAGCACGGCGAGGGCGAAGATCAGCGCAACGATCAGCGCGGCGGCCCCGGCGATCAGGGCGGCGAGGGCCATCCGCCGACGGGTGTCGAGGAGCGCGCCCTCGTACGCACGCTCGCTCGCTGTGGTGGCGGCGGGGACGATGATCTCGGGCATCGGACTCCTCTCACGCAGCAGGCGCTGTGCTGCTCAGCCGACGCGCGACGCGGGCTGCTGGAACCGCTGCCAGGCGTACCCTGGCTGGCTGACCTCAGCGGCGGCCCGTCTGACGGCCTCGGCCCAGGTCGGGTCAGCGCCGTCGCCGATCATCTGCTGGACATCAGGCGTCGGGTCGTACACGCCGAGCCCGCCCGCGGCCACGGGCGAGCCAGCGAAGTGCTGCGCCCCCTGGAGATGGGCACCCATCTCCCCGACGGCGGGGCCCCAGGGCAGCGGGTTCTGCCCTGGGGGAGCGGCCTGGGGCATCATCGGCGGGGCGTTGGTCGCCGATGCGGGCGTCTTGACTCTCGGCACCCCGCCCGCGTCGGTGGTGTTGGAGATGCCCAACGGTGGTGCTGGTGGCGCTCCTGGCGCTGGGATGGCCCCGATGGCGCCAACCCCGATGGCATTCGGACCCCCAGCGGACGGAGCTGGTGGCGCTCCTGGGGGGCCCGGAGCTGGCCCACCGTACCCAGGCAGCCCGATCCCCCGCGCCTGCTGGAGGGCAGCTGGCAGCGGGATCTCGGGCGACTCCTTGAACCCGCCCATGCCCTGGGCGTACTGCTGGCCGATGTTCATCAGCGCCCCGACCCCCGCGGCGATCTCGCGTCCGTGCCCAGGCCCCGCCGAGGTCGCGATCCCCATGCCCGTCGCCGCCGAGCGGTCGAAGATGCCCTGGGCGTAGCTCCGACGGCTCTGCGTCTCGTTCAGGCTCTGGCCGCGCTGGGTGAGCTCGCCCGACCAGATCGCCTTCGAGGTGTCCAGGATGCTATTGATCTCGGCAACCTGGGTCGAGGCCTGCTGGTGCGCCGCCGTAAAGGCATCGTTCTTCTGCTTCTCGGTGATCTCGCCGCGGGCGTAGCGGCTGTTGAGGTCCTGCGCTAAGGCGCCGAGCCCCTGGGCGATCTCGCCGTACTTGGCTTGCAGGACGGGCAGGTCGGCGGGCTTGATGACCGTCTGGTCGTTGACGGGCAGGATCACAGGGTTGCCCGCATCGTCCTCGGTGACGTTGACCATCTTCGTCGGGTCGGACGGGTGCGGTATCAGCTTCGACGGCTTGACGTAGTCGGGGTTCTTCTCTCGACGCGGCGTCGTCCCTGGGCCGTCGTCCCACCAGATGTAGCGCGGGTTGCCAGGGATGCTGATCGGCTGCGCGTTCGGCTTCTGGTAGTTGGGGTTCGGGACCCACTTGATCGAGCCGTCGGGCTGCTCCGCGGCCACGTTCGGCGAGGTCGTGTTCAGCGTGCCTGGAACGACCTTGGGCTTGTTCGCCTCCGCTTTGGCCTCGGCCTCCTTGCGCGCGGTCTCGGCTGCGGCGCCCTGTGCCTTGATCGTGGCGTCGGCCCTGGTCGCTCGCTCCTGGTCGGTTTCGTAGCGCGGGTCCTGCCCGGGCGGCAGCGCCGCGTTCTTCGCGCGCTGCTGGTTCAGGATCACCTCGTTCTGCTGCTGTGGCGTCTGGTTCTCAGGAGCTGCCGCGGCCGCCTTCGTCTGGGCCTGCGTGAATGTCGCCGACGGCTTGTAGTCGACGATCTGGTAGTCGGTGCCGTTCGGCGCCGTGCGGTACTCGACGTACGAGCCGTCCTCCAGATACGAGCGGTAGATCGGGTTCTGCATCGCGGCGGGGTCGTCCTCGCCGGCTAACGCCGCGGCTTTGATCTCTGCCTCAGTGCGAGATCGCCTGACGGCGGGCTTGTCGCCCCCGTGCTGCCTGACCAGCGCCTCCCAGTCGGGCTGGGCCACGACCTGCCCAGGGCTGAAGATGATCGCCACGTCGTGCCTCCCTTAGCGCCCTTGTGCCTTGTCGAGGATGGCCTTCGTCCGCCCCTCGGAAAACGCCTGCCCGCCTTCTTGAGCGACCGCGACCTCGGCGAGCGTCCGAGCGGTGTCCAGCATCGTCGTCAAGAGCATCTTCCGTGTTTCAGGCGCCATCGTGGCCCACTCGGCTCGAGCGATCAGTGGCCCCGTCAGTCGTTGGATCTCCTGCCCTCTGACGGCCTGATACCGCCGCTGCTGCGCGGGCGTCAAGGCCACGCCGTCGACCGTATCTGGTGGCCCGCTGAGCGGGACGCCCGACTCCTGATACGCACGGATCGTCGGATCGTCTTTGACCGTCGTCGTCTTCGGAATGAGCGCGCCCCATCCCTGCTGGGGGTTCGGGGCGTCGCGCCCGAGCACGTCCTGGGCCGCTGGCACGTCGCCGCGCAAGCCTGGGATGCTCTGCTCGACCTGCTGGCGCGTGGCCTCGGAGAAGCCCGCCTGATCCCACGTTTCGGGCTTTCTAGCGTTCGGGTCGATCGCCTGCGCCGCGGCGCGGATGACGCCGCCAAACGGCGTGTAGCGCGTGATCGAGCGCCCAACCAGCCCTGGCGCCTGGGCGCCGAAGCCGTCGATCAGGTCGAAGACGTCGGCTAATCCCGAGAGTCCGACCTGATCGGTTGCAATCTTCCCGAGCCGCTTGACGGCGTCGGTGGCAAACGCCGACGCCGACTGGTCGGGCTTGCGGTACGCCAGCGCGTCGTGCGACTCGCCGATCGCATCGAGCATCGGCTGAAGTTTCCCGAATGCCCGATTGGGGATGTAGTGGCCCGCCACCAGTGTCGACCGTGGCTGCCAGCCCTGGGCCACCATCGCGTCGCGCTCAGGCTTGCTCGCGGGTCCCGAGCCCGTGATGCCACCCGACGCGGCGTAGGCCGCGAGTCCGGAGGCCGCCAGTGTCCCAAAGGCCTGGTCGTAGATGACGTCGAAACTCTTGACCGGCCGCCCCCGGCGGACCCCTGGGAGCAGGCCGATGCCTGGAGTGCTCCTGGCCGCGGCGATGGCGATGTTGCCAGGCGTCCTCGAGAACGGGAACAGGAACGAGGCGGCGACGCCCGCGGCATCGTCGCGCTTCGAGAGGTCGCCGATCCACGTCGCAAGCCCGCCAGGGTCGCCCTTGTAGCCCATCTCGTCGGCGTAGGCCTTCCCTGCGTCGACAATCCGCCGCGCCTCGGCGGAGACCAGCGGCTGGTTGGGGTTGGCTCTGGCTGAGCGGGCATCCTGCATCAACTGCTCGGTCGTCTGCGCTGCCTGCTGGCCGCGATGCCCGAGCTCGTGCGCGATCCTGTCCGCCTCACGCTGCATACCCTGCGCGTTGAAGATCGGGCGGAAGACGGCGTCAGGCGCCTCGGCCAGGATCTCGCCTGGTTTCTCCATCAGACGGGCGGCGACATGGGCCACGGGGTTGACGACGCGCTCGGAGAGGTTGGCCGTGCCCTGCGATCCCCCAGAGCGCGCGGCCGCCCCCGCTGACCCGCCCTGGCCGAAGGCGATAGCCTTGAGCCCCTCCAGCGCCTCGGGAACGGCCTGGAGCTGGGCCTTCGCCTGCGCCCCGTAGCGCCCGCCCTGGCGCATCGTGAGGGCCCTGGTGGCCTCTTTGACCTGCGCCAACCCCGTGTCGACCACGCCCGCCGTGACGTTGCCGACGAGCGTCGCTGGGCCGAAGATGCCCGAGTAGCCAGCCTGCTTGATCCAGTCCCAGGCCGACGGCGGCGTGAGTCCTCGCGCCTGCATGCTGGCCGCGCGCTCCTCGGCCGCGGTGAGCGATTTCTGGACACTCGGAAGCGATGGCATCATGCCAGGCATCGGCAGGTCCGCGAGCTCCTCGCCGATCGGCCGCGGCGGCGCGGGCCCCATCCCTGGCAGCCCTGGCTGGCGGATCGCCGATGGCGGCACGTCGCCGAGCACGGGCGGTCGGTTCGGCACGTCCGAGACGTCGGGGATGGTCTGGCGCACGTACGGCGCCTCCATCCCCGGCAGCGTTGGCTCCCTGAGCTTGCTCGGTGGCACATCACCAAGCCCGATCCGAGCGCCGCCGCCCATATCAACGCCGCGCCCCGCCAGCCTGGCTGCACCTCTGGCTGCTCTGGTCGCCAGCGGGAACCCGACGGCGCCCGCGGCGAACCCTCGCGCTGCTGCCGTCCTGGGGTCCTCGTCGGGGTTGCGGCCCTGCTCGATCACCGCGCCGCCGACGCCGCCCGCGATGCCCTCCGAGAGCGCGCGGTTCACCGCTGGCAGGACGCCTGTGCCTGGGACGCGAGGAGCAGCGCCCGCGCTGGCGTTGGCGACGCCCCCAGCCTGAAACGCCTCGCGCTGGAGCCGCGCATGCTCGGCGTAGGCAGCGTCCCGCTCGGCGTAGGCCGCGGCCATCGCTGCGGAGTCTCCGCTCGCCCTGGCCTGCTTCAGCGCCTCCTCGGCCGCACCCACCCGCTGGCCGGCAGCCTGGACATCGGGATGGTTGAACGCGGCATCAAGGCGAGCCTGGTGCGCTGCCTCCTCGGCGGCCTGCTCAGCCCGTCTGGCGGCCTCTGGGGTTCCAGCACGCGCTGGGATGTCGGGGCGCAGGGTGTAGCCTGGCGCCGTGTCGGTCTGGTTCATCAGCGCTTCAAGCGCCGCGTTGGCCTCCTCGACCTCGCGTCGCGCTGCGGCAAACACCTCCTCATCAGCCGGAGGTCCACGGTACAGGTCGCTAAAGCGCGCCTCGGCATCCTTGGCCCGCTTGTACGCCGCCTTCAACGCGGCGGTCGGCGTCCCAGGCGTCGGGTTCCGCAGTTCGCGGGGGTCGGCGAGCTCGGTGATCTCGCGCGGCGTCAGCTCGGCTCTGGCCTGCTGCCAGGCGGCTCTGACCTCGGCCACCGCATCGCGAGCGCGCTGCTCAGCCTGTCCCGCCTTGTTCTGAACGACCCATTGCGCCTCGACGGGCGTGCGCCGCCCCTCGTTTTCAGCCAGCCGTTGCAGTCGCGCCCATCCCTCGTCGGCGGCATCACGCGACCCCTGGCCGTGCAGGCGCAGCCGCGACTCCCACAGGTCGACCCACTGATGCGCCTCGCGCTCGGCAGCGTTCGCGTCCTGGAGCGCTTGATTGGCTGCCACGACCGCGGGGTGCTCGTTGATGGCCGCGTAGTCGGGGATGCCCTGCTTCAGTGTGATCACGCCGTCGTGCCCCGCCCGCCTGGCGTTGCCGGCGACGATGTTCTCTTTGACGGCGTAGACGCTCTCGCCCATCTCGGCGCCTCTGAGCTCGATCAGGTCATCAATCACGTCGGCGTCGCCGCCGTAGCGCGTCACCAGCGTCTTGAGGGCCTCTGCGCGCGCAGCCGAGCCTGCGGGGCCGGCGCGCTTGGCGGCGCGGATGCCGGCCTCGACCTCCGAGGCGGTCGGCGGGGGCGCATTGGGCCGCTCCCGCACTTGGAGATCCGTCCTGATGGTTTCCGGCATGCCGTCCAGGTATCGCTGGGCCTCATCGCTTGACGCGAACGCCTGCGAAGTATTTCCCGAGCGGCGATTCCTGACCACGAACTGGCCGCTACCCGCACCCTCGGGCACCATCTGCTGCATCGCGTCATCAAAGCCCCGAGCCTCACCTGGCGCGTCGCTGATGAACAGCGGATTCCGGAACCGCGTCGGCCCCTCGATGCGCTGCTGCCCGCCGACGCCCTGCGGCCCGACGGTGCCCGTCCGCGCGTACTCGCTCGGCGCCCCTGGTGGCCCCGCCGTGTAGAACGTCATGCTGCGCGTCGCCGCCCCGCCAGCGGCCTCGGGGTCCTGGTGACGGATCACGTTCAGCGTCACCCCGCGCTCGGGGTCCACCGTGCCCCCCGCGGCCTCGATGGCGCGGATGACGCTCGGGTCCTCGGGCAGCCTGAGCGGGATGTCCAGCTGGTCAGCCACGTCGGGAGGGATGATGCGCGGCCGCATGCCCTGAACCTCGGGGCGGCCAGGCTCGATGCCCGAGAGCCCGAATACCCCTGGTGCCGTCGTGCTGCCCTGCTCAGCCATCCTGGCATCGGCGGCGGCCATGCGCCCTGCGTTGTCGTCGAGTGCTCCACTGACGGCGTCGACGGCAGCGCTGGCGCCGCGTCGCACGACACCAGGCGCATCTCGCAGCCCACGCCCAGCGGCACTCAGCGCGGCACCTACGGGGGCATCCGCAGCCCGACCAGCAGCGCCGAAGCTGAGGTAGTTGGTCGGGTCGGCCAGTTCCTCGCCAACGAACCGCCCAGCCTGCTGCGGGGTCGGCCCCGTCATCGACGGGATGGTGCCGAGCGGCGTCTGGATCTCGTTCGTCGTGAACAGGGGCTCGGTCGTCTGCGGGGCCGCCTCGAGTGCGGCGCCACCCGCTGCCCTGAGCGCCTCGCGGCCGATCTGCAACCCTCTGACGGGCGCGGGAGCCGCCTGCTCGATGACCTCCATCGCGGTCTGGGGCGGCTTGAGCCCCGCCAGCATGGCCCCGCGATCCCCGAGCATGTCGCTCGCACCCTCGATGCCCGCCTGCGCCATCCCAGGCAGCCGCTCGGCCGTGCTCTGCTCACCGGGAGCCAGTGACGGCTGGCTGTAGCTCGGCCCGCTGTACTGCGGCGGCCGCTGCTCCGTGGGGACCGCGTAGGCGTCGGAGACCGCCGTTGCTGCGCCCTGGACGGCGCCGACCACCGACTGCCCCGCCGAGCGGCCGATGTCGCCGAGCGATGTCGACAACGTCGATATTCCCGCCGCGGAGCGGTCGGGCACCTGGCCCAGCGCCCTGAGCGTCTTCGTGACGGGGTCGTCGTCCTCGGGCTGCTCGTCGCCCAGGCCTGGCAGCCAGCGGTTCCAGTCGATCATGCAAGTCTCCGACTGGTACAATTAACGCGAAGTGTCCCGGCACGGCTGTCACCGTCCGGGACTGACACCGAGGAGTAATCTCGATGCCTATCTACGATATCATCCGCCAGCCGCGCTCGCCGCGCACCGAGGGGCCAGTCGAGGTCCGTGTCTGGTACAAGATCGACATCGGGGATCCCGACGACTGCTGGCCCTGGACTGCATCGGTTGATCGCGGCGGCTACGGCCAGATCAACGACGGCCTCGGGCACATCCGTAAGGCACACCGCCTCGTCCTGGAGATCACCCTTGGGCGTCCGCTCCGCAGCGGTGAGTGGGCCCTCCACACCTGCGACGTCCCGCGTTGCTGCAACCCCCGCCACCTGTACGTGGGCACGCCGCTGGACAACACCAGGGACATGCACGCACGCGGGCGATACCAACATCAGGGCGCTCCCGGCACCCGGAACCACAACGCCAGACTGTCGGATGAGGATGTCCGCGCGATCCTGGACGTTCTCGCCTCCAACCCACCACGCGGCACGCAGGCACGACTCGCCCGTGAGTACGGCGTGAACCCGAGCGTCATCATGCGGATTCGACGCGGCGACATCTGGCGTCACGTTTATCTCCCCGACGCGCCCATGTAGATCGTCGCGCGGATATTTCCCATCCCGAGGCCCGGTATCTCATCGGGCCTGTATCTCGTCCGCCCCTTGGATGCCTTGAGGACGGCTGCGCTCTGACCTAGCTCAAACTCACCCGTCTGTGGGTCGTAGCCCGAGACCGTGAAGTAGTGGTTTGGACTGTCCAGTATGACCGGCCTCCCCGCCTGGACCTCCTGGGCGACCCTGGTCCAGTCGGTGCCTGGCTGGAGCGACGCCTGCACGCCCATCTTCTCAAGGAGTTGGACCTGCGAGGCTGGCCCGTGCATCCCCTGACCTTGGTCCCAGAGGCCGAGGTTCTGGGCGAGCTCCTTGGCCTCTCTGAGCGTCGGGTTGCGGCCGTTCGCGCGTGCGAACGCCACGGCCGCGGCTGGCCCGCACACGGCAAGGGCCTCCTCAGCGGAGAGCCCCTGCGCCTGGCCTTCAGTGAACTGGTTGGGGCTCAGGGTCTCTGGCGTGTAGGTGCCGAGCTTCGGCGCGCCCGTTGGCGCGACCTCGGCCGCGGGCTGCTGCGTGGGCTGCACGCGGTTGACCTTCGTGAACCGGCCCTGCCCGCCCGAGGCTGCTGGGAAGGCGTTGTCAGCGCCGTACCACTCGCTCCAGTCGCCGCGCTTCGCCAGTTCACCGAGCGCGAAGTCGACCGCCGCCTGGTGCGCCTGGACCGACGAGTCCTTCCGCAGGTCGATGCCCGTCGCTCGCGTGAAGCGGTCGCCCATGCCCTCCTTCGGGTTCGACCCGCCCGCGTAGTGGAGCTGCAGCGGCCCGTAGGATGTGCCCGTATCGAACGTCCCGACCGAGCCCCAGCCCGTCGGCCCCTCCTTGCCCATCACGGCGAGGACCTGGGCGGGGTCGATGCCCGCCTTGCGTGCTGCGTGCTCCAGGTAGCCGTTCACGTCGCTCGGTGCGGGCGCTCCGCTCGGGGCTGCGGCTGGCCCTGCGGTTCGGCCCGTTGGCGCTGGTTGAGCCGTGCTGCTGCCCATACCCCACGCCTCGGGCCCTGGCAGGCTGAAGCCGCCGCTGGTGGCTGCTGGCTGCCGCCTCCTGACCGTGGCGTCGGGCGTGGCCCCAGCGGAGAGCTCGAAGCCCTGGTCCTGCTGCGGCGGCGCGGGTGTCGGCTGGGCTGCTGACTGGCCAAATCCCCACGCCGACAGGTCGGGCAGCGTGAACGGCTGAATCTCGGGCAGTTTCCACTGCGTGGCGCGACCATCGGCTGCGCCGACGTCCTCGGGCATCTGGAAGGGCGCAGGCTGCGGCATGGCCGAGGCGAGCTGCTGGCCGATCGGGGCCATGATCGCCTCGCCCTGCTCCTTGATCGAGCCCAGCGCCGACTGCACCGTCGAGGTCCAGCCCCAGCTCTCGGTGGTATCCGCGACCGACTTGGGCAAGTACGGCAAACCTGCCATATCAGGATGTCATCCTCATCCCGCAGCCGAGCTACTACCCTGGCTAGGCCTATACGACAAGTAGTCCGACTCGAACTGCTTAGGATCGAAACCCAGGACCTTGCCGGCGCTCTGCAAGTATCCCAGACGGCCGCTCGCGGCGAGTCGTTCGTACTCGCCTCCTGCAACACTTTGCCCGCCCTTCTGGTAGATGCTCTGCATCAGGCGTAGCGTCGCGGTGTCCTGTTCGTCGAGCCCGTCAAACGGCGATGGAGGAGATATCGAGGCCAGTTTCGCGACCTGCTTCTGGCGGTCATCCTCGGGCGTGCCGGGGAGGCCGAGCGTGCCTGGGGCCGAGGGCTGCGGGGCACCAGCTTGCGGCCCACCGTAGGGGGTCGCGAACGGGTCTTGACCACTGAGGTACGCCCCCATCCGTGCCACGCCAGGGACGGGTGAGCCGGACGGCGCGCTGGTGGGAGCGCCAGCGCCGCCCATCAACCTCGGGATATCGACTCCTTGAAATCTGCGCCCAGCAAAGTAGGTGTCGGGCGTCGATGCCAGCTCGGCGCCGAATTTCGAGACGTCCAGGCCATAGCGACGAGCCTGCTCGAGCTGGGTCTGCTGGAACGCCTCGCGCTCGAGCGTGGTCTGCTGGGGGCCAGCCCTGCCCGAAAGCACGTCCTGGAGGCCCTGCAATTCGACCTGCTCGGCCGCGGAGATACCCGCCCCGCCCTGCGCCTTGATCGTCTGGTCCCAGCCGGTGAGCTGGTTGTAGCGCTCCTGCTGCTGGGCATCGAGCCGTCCTGGCGTCTGCATGTACCCCGACGCGGTGGTGTTGAACTGACGCTGACCCTCGCCGAAGGTCGTGTTGAACTGACGCTGACCCTCGCCGAAGGTCGTGTTGAACTGACGCTGGTCCTCGCTGAACTGGCGCTCCTTGAGCGCCTGCTCCTGCTCGGCAATCGCAGCTTGCTTCTCGGCGACGTAGCGCTCGATCTGCACCCGCGGGATGCCGATCTCCTCCATCTCGCGGATGTCTTTGTTGAGCTGGTCGCGAGCCAGGCCCGACTCGGCCAGGAACTGCTCCCGCTTGAGGTCGAGCTCCTGCCTGGCGAGCTCGGCCGTGGTCTCGGCGACGAAGCGGCGGATCTCCATGTCGGGGATGCCGATCCGCTCCATCTCCTGGCGTGCTTGCTCGATCTGCTCGCGGGCGGTGTCACGCTCGGCGTCGATGCCGTAGCGCGTGTCCTTCGAGGACTGCGAGGCGATCTTCAGCCTGGCCGCGAGGTCTGCCTTGCCGAGCTTGTACTGCTGGGAGATTTGCTTGGCCTGGAGCGCGCCCGCGCTGTCGTACATCCCCTGGAGGGCAGCCATATCCGCGGCAGAGATCGACATCGGTCAGGCCTCCTCGTGGTCGTCAAAGAACAGCGCATCGAGAGCGTGCGCCAGCTCCACGGCCGCGATCGTCACGGCGCGCTCAATACTGGCCGCCGGGGCGTGGGGCCATGCCTGGACCCGCGGAGGACGCGGGAGCCGCGACCGACGGTGCGCCAGCAGCGGCGGACGGCGGTGCTCCCAGCGGAGGGTCTTGCGTTGGTACAGATCCACCGAGGCCTCCCAGGGGCGGTGCTGGTACGCTGGGAGGGGACGCTGCCTGCGGCGCCGCCCCCAGCGTCGTGAGGTTCGTCAGCGCAGCTGACGGCATGCTCGGCGGCGGCATCGGCGGGTTCGGGGTCGTCTTCCGCGCGGCCAGCTTCGCCAGGCGCTTCGCCTCGGCGACCTGCTCCTTGTAGTCGGTCTGCCCGTAGGTGTAGAGCTTCAAGCGCTGGCCGTACCTGAAGTGGGTCAGGTCCTCGGCGGTCGCCCGCTGGGCCACGTCAGGCGTCATCCCAGCCGCGATGTGCTCCTGGTACTTCTGCTGCGCCAGTGCCAGCATCGCCTCGTCCGTCGCCGCGGGGTCTCTGGCGTTCCAGGCGTCGACGGCCAGGTCGTTGGTGGCAGGGACGATCTCCTCGGAGACGGGCGGCCCCGCTTGGATAGCCATTGAGTCCCCGATCCGCTTCATGAGCTCGTTGGCAACCGAGGCATACACCTGCGGGAAGCTCGTGGTACGTGGCTTGACCATGCCCTACCCCGTATACTTCATGCGACACGAAACCCCCGCGCTGCTTGGAACAGCCGGGGGCGTGACACCGCCAGGAGTAAGCTGACGATGCCCAAGAAGCCTACCATGCTGATCTGCCCGACGTGCGGCAGATCGTTCAAGCGCACGAGCCGCACGCAACGCTACTGCTCGGTACCGTGCTTCGTACGGACCCCCGAGTCCCGCCTGTGGTCGCGGGTACGCTCGAGCGATGAACCCGACGGCTGCTCTGAGTGGACGGGCATGCGCGACCCGAACGGCTACGGGCGGATTGGAATCGGCCAGCGCCCCGTCCTTGTGCACCGACTGGCGTGGGAGTTGGCCCACGGGCCGATCCCCGATGGACTGTTCGTGCTTCACCGCTGCGACAATCCGCCCTGCGTGCGTCTGGATCACCTGTCGCTCGGCACCCAGCAGGACAACATGCGAGACACCGTCAGCAGGGGGCGCCACGTGCGCGGCGACCGCGTCGGCACGGCCAAGCTGACCGAAGCAGCTGTGCTCGAGATCCTTCAACGCTACGGCACGGGCGGCGTCACGCAGAAGGCACTCGCCGCCGAGTTTGGCGTACGGCAGTCCCAGATCCAGGCCATCGTCAATGGACGGGCGTGGAAGCATGTGCAACTGCGGCATTAGCCTGCCATCCCGTTCCCTACGCTCGGTGGAACAGCAGCGCGGACGCCCATCGCAGAGCCTTGCATCGCATCTGCCGTGATGGGCCCACCCTCCTGCGCGCCCTGCACGGTGGCAGCTATTGAGCTCTTGACCCCCGTTGCGACCCCAGAGGGTTGCCCTGCAGCCATCTGAGCCATCTGTGCCGCTTCGGGCGCGATCGCGTCGGTGGGGGTCCCCTGCGGCTCGAGCAACTGTTTCGCTTCGAGCTCCAGTTGCTCAGCCCGTGACGTTTCCCCACGTTTTCGCGCCACGTACGCCGACAACTCGAGGTTTTCGGGGCTGCCAGGCGTCATGACGGCCTTGTAGTAGAGAATTTCGCCCAGTTTCCAGGTCGTATTTGTCTCCCCGGCCGCTTCGAGAACGTCGACCACCGACGCATAACCGCGGTCGGCCTGGTCCATTTTCAACGTGACGTTGACAGGGTCCGGCCGCTGTCGCCAGGTTGCCGTGATCTTGTACGACGCGCCGATGTCCTTCTCGGTCAAGACGTAGCGCTGGGACACGGAGCGGCGGGCGCCTGGCTCGTCGGGCGGCAATTCCTCGTTGGCGTCGATGACGTAGGGGACCTGCTTCGTCTTCATGACGGCGCACAGGCACTCGAGCACCCAGGAGGCCACGTCCTCGAAACACTCCAGGACCCCGCGCGGAATGTCGCTGTGCGCGGCCTCGATCAGCCCCGACGCCAGCGACATCGCGTGGCCCGAGGCCCCAGAGCCCGCGGGCTGGGCGGGGTCGGGCGAGGTGACCTGGAGCTGTTGCATCAAGGCGGCCATCATCTGGGTCGCGGCGGTCCCGAGCGGCGGGGGAGCGACGGGGGTCACGCGGCCTGGGGCCGTCATCAGCTCGCCCGAGACGGGTTCGTCGAACGACTTGAGGCGCAACTGGTTCTCGACGGTCTCGGTGTACGCTTCGGGTGGCACGTTCTCGGCAGGCTCGACCCATGAGCCCTTGAACGATGAGCGCTCGGCGTGGGCGACCGAGGCGGCCAGCATCCGCTCGAGCGCCATCACCAGCCCCGCGTAGGCGTTCATGAACGGCAGGCCGACCTTGTCGGGGTCGGGGTCGGCCGTGCGCAACCCGTGGTAGTAGCCCCACATCGGGGTGGTGATGCCCCACTCCTCCTTAAGGTTGATCAAGGCGGCCGTGTGGGACCCCGTGCGCGGACTGTAGCGGCGGGTGTCCTCGCCCGCGACGCTGTAGACGACGCAGGGCACCAGGCACTCGTCGTCGTCGTCCCAGAGACTGACGTACGCCGTGTAGAGGTACAGCTTGCCACCCTTGCCGCGGAACGTCCCGCGGTCGCCTCTCGGGATCAGCGTGGCCTTCTCGGAGGCGAGCGCGGGCGAGGAATAGCCCTGGTCGAGCAGCTCCTCGCGCTCGAACAGCCTGCGCACCAGCAGGCCGCGGCAGGCGAAGCGGCGGCCGTGGGTCCCGCGGGTCAGGATCGGGGCGCAGTCGGTCGGGTCGATCAGGTCGACGGCCACGTAGTCGCAGCGCGCGCAGTAGGCCTCGTAGTCCTTGTCGTACGCCCGACGCGAGCGGGCAGGGTCGCGCCCCGTGTACCCGTCGTCGTCGGGTGTCCGATCCTCGCTGTCGAGGCTGTACCCCTCGGGGGAGTAGACGGGGATGTGGTCCCACTCGGCGCCCGCTGGCAGGACGGCGATCCCCCACTGCCCGTCTTGCGTGGCTTTCCCGAACAGGTCGGGGACCGAGAGCAGCCGTTCAAGGGTGGCCTTGAGGACGGTCTCGATTTGGTCCGACTTGTCACTTGCCACGGGCTTGCCGTAGCGGGTCAGCTCGGGGACGCCGTACTGCGACGACAACGAGTTCGTCATCGTCACGGCCAACATCCGTTGCGGCAGTGCAAAGGGCGCCGGGCCCTGGTCCAGCAGGGTCGACGGGGCCTTGTTGAGGATGTCGCGGGCGTCCCTGATCCACTTCCTGGACTGGGGGAACCGAGCATCCGCGTGTTTCCAGAGTGCGGTCAGCTGGCCCCCAGTCGGATCACTCGTGAGCGACAGTGGGTCGGTGTCGCGCGGCCGGCTCGGGTCGTTCCTGCGCTCAGCCACGCGGTGCCCCCGTTCTGAGCCCGTAGACCTGCGCCCGCAGTGCCGCGGGGTCATCTGGGAGGAACGCTAACATCAGCGCCTCCGCGCGGTCTGGGCTCTTGACGCCGCGCTTGCGGGCGTCCTCCTTGCGCTCGATCACGACGCGGCCGCGGGCATCATGCTGGTAGCGCAAACCTGCCAGCTGGGCCAGCATGGTGCGGTCGGTCAGGCCGGACACGTCGCCGTCGGCGAAGCGCTCCCGCAGCGCCCAGTACGCTTCAGCCTTCAGGTTGGCGTACTTCTCGCGGGCGTCGTCGGTCGTGGGGGAGGTCCCCACGTTGACGTCGCGCACCCGCAGGCCGGCGTCCTCGAGGTGGCGTGCGAGGTAGTGACCGAGCCCGGCGGTGTCGACGTTGACACGCACCAACCCACGATGGCGCCATGGACGCAGCGCTGCCAGCACGGGGCCTCGGGCGTCGGCGTCGTCGAAGGCGCAGACGTCGAGGATGGCCTGCCCCTGTCGCACAACCAGCACACTCTCATCCTCCCCTGGGCCTGCGACGTCGAGGCCCGCGACGACAGGGCCGCCGTCGGGTCGGTAGGCCGCGGTGCGGGTCCCTGCCTCGAGCAGCCAACGCCGCTCGAGCAGCTGGTACGGGTCGGCAGACAACCCGATGGTGAAGTCGCCGTAGAGCATCTGCGACCGCAGCGGCTCGGGC